GTATTGGATTCTACCTTCAACAACGCGAACAAGTTCGATAAACTTGATGTTGTCTTGAGAGACTAGTGGTAGCTTAACCAAAGATAGTTTGATTTGATAACGGTGAGCACCTGGAGCCGCGAAGTTATAAGAACCTGTAGCGTTATCTAGAATAGACTCGTCTTCTTCTGGAGTGATAGTTTCTTCAGATACTTTGAAACCAACACGGTATGAAGGGATGTTATCGAAACGACCGACGTATAGTTTCAAGTAATCGTTACGAACAAAGATACCGTCGATGTAATAAATACCAGCTTGTACTTCAACGCTGAAGCCGTAGCCCAAAACGTCAGAAGAAGCATTGTTTGTATATACTGTAGCTGTCTCGCCTAGATTACCAGTTAGCTTAACAACAGCGTTGATGTCTGTAAGCTGGTCTTCTTTTAGGCGGAAGTTTGTGGAGATTTGGTTGTCTTCAGCATAAGCGATCAAGTTTTCGCCTGGGACCAAACGGTTTGTAACCATATCGCTGGCAGTATCTTCAACCTTACAATACAAGGTTGGAACTTCCAAACTATCAACTACAGTACCGCCGCCTGTTGTGTCAACAACACGCATTTTAACACCAGATGTTTCACCAGTGATAATTTTATCCTTTAGAGTTTCAATGTAAGTTGTAACGTCAACTGTACCAGTGAATTGCTCCAGTTTAATGAAGTGCACTTTGTTGTCTGAAGTGACTGAACCTGGAATTACTTGAGAACCATTCTTAAACACGTGATCACCGAAACGTGATACTTGGTTTTGAAGAATAGTTTGAATTTGAGTTAATTCACGGGCTTGAACCGCATAACTTGGACGGAAAAGAATTCGGTAGAAATCCTTCGCATCAGAGTAATCGTCAAAATACGGTTCTGTATTGAAATCTAGTGACATTATTTTTTCTCTTTAAATTTAACCTGATAACTTATTTAGTTAAAATCTGATAATGGTTCTCAAAGTAATTGTTTCATCACCAGACGGTGTGAAGCCTTGCTTATTATCAATATACATTAACTGCCCTGAGTATTTATCAAAAGTCGGTAAGCCGACTGAAACCGCAGTAAAGTTATCAGTGATACTATCTGTTCTAATGAACACATCGTTAGCGTCAGGAATGTCGTTATCCAAAGACTGAACAAGAGCAGAGACGGAGCTAACAGAAACAATACGGTAACGCTTCTTTGTCTTTGTAGACTTAACATATGTCAACACAGCGAAACCGTTTTGAGCAGAACCAGAAGTATGGACTGGACCAGAAGAACCACCAACGCCTGAAACAACAACTGTATAGATACGGTCACCGTACCACACAAAGTCGCCGATAGTCATATCCAAAGAAGGTTCCCATTCAGCGCCTGGCTGATCAATACGCTCAATGTATAAATTATCATCTTTCTTGAAACGTGTAGTGTTAACTGGCGATTGGATAATGTAACAGCCAGAACCAACAGAACCTTGATACTTCTCAAAACCATCGAACACGCGAGGGTTCTTGATAATACCAACTTGACGATAGTCGTTACCTACAGAAACGCCTTGGTTCAAGTCAGTGGAAATATTTGTATACAACATCAAAGAACGGGCAAACAGTTCATCTGGAGAGTTCTTACCGTGACCGCCGTATGGGGAAATGATAGCTCTCAAAGAAGCACCGTTACCGTTACCTACAACAGTGACGTTAGCGTAAGTGTAATCTCTACCACGCTTTACAATATTGATTTTAATGATAGCGTTTGTAACTGGGTCGATAACTGCTTCAGCCTCAGCTCCAGTACCATCTCCATCAATGGAGATGTTAGCAACACCGTATGAGTAACCGCCAGACACAATAGCGATAGCGTCGATTGTTCCAGAAGGTGTTAGAATTTCATTATTGGCTTGTTGCGATGAAATAGAACCCAAGCTCAAATCGGCGATCAAAGAAGCGCCAGTACCAGAACCTGTTACGTTCAAACTTGCTTTAGTATAACCAACACCTGGATCATCAACAACGATGTATACAATTTGTCCGTTTTCTGTAATAGCAGAAACCTTAGCTTCAGACTTAGAAGTGAAGAAGTTAATCTCAGCACCAGAACCGTTTTCGTCAACAAACTCAACGCTAGGTGTTACTGAGTAGCCAGCGCCGTATCGTAGAACGGCATAACCTGTAGCAACTTCACCTACACGCTTTAGAGAAGCTGGTGGTCCAACATATTCTAAATCAGCATCACCGTTAGCCTCAACGCCTGTTGTATGAGTTGGAGCAGTAGGACCAGTCAATCCGCCAGCCAATACTTTATACATTCTGTTTTCAACGTAAACTGTTTGATCTACCACAACAGTTTCGTTTGCTTCCCAAATAGGAGAAGTCATAACAGGTGTAGTTGTAGTGTGTAGAGGTTCAAGCGAACCAAAGAATCCGTGATCGTGAACAGTGTATAAGTTTGTATAATTAGAGTACTGTTGGTTTGTGTAAACTTCCAAACCTTCTTGCCATGGAGTTCCAAACGTCACTGTTGGCACTTCAGAATAGTTATCGCCTGGGTTTACAACGTATGTTGAAATAACTTTATCAGCATACAGCTTAGACTTGACAACAGCGTACGCACCGCCACCGCCAGTAATTTGAACTTCAGGTGGTTCATTATACCCTGAACCAGCGTTCAAAACAACTACTTCGCGGATAGCACCATACAAAATAACATCGTCGATAACGCCTGTTTCAACAGTTGCGACACCGACAGCACCAACACCACCACCGCCAGAGATATTAACTGTTGGGTCAGTATAGCCTGAACCTTGGTTTACGACAGTGATACCAGTAACAGCTGAACCAGATAGGACTGGTGTTAGAACTGCGCCGTTACCGAAAGTATCTTCGATCAAGATAGTAGGAACTGAAGTATAACCAGTACCAGCGCTGATGATGTTTACTGATGTAATAACGCCGCCAACAGGAACTGTAGTAACAACGGCACCAGCGCCACCGCCACCTACAACAGATAGGATAGGCGATACATAACCAGATCCACCGTTAACAACTGTAACGTTCTGAATAGTAGAAGTACCAATAGTGGCAACTGCAGTTGCATCAACACCCGTTGGGTCTGTGATAGTAACAGTTGGAGGGGTTGTATATGCAGAACCGCCAGATGTTAGAGTAATACCTACGATGTTTTCATCGTTACGTGTTACAATCTCACCCTTCAACTTAGTACCAACAAACTTCAAAGCAGCTGTACCGTTCAAAGTAGTACCGCTTCGATGTGTTGGAGGAGTTGCAGATAATCTTCCTGGAGTTACAACTTCATAGTAGTCAAACGATGTTGCGTTGTAAACAACTTGACCCAAGTTCACGTCTGTGTTAGCAGAAGCTGGGGAAGCAGCGCCGAAAGGTGGGCTGAAAGAAACTGTTGGGTTGGAATAACCAGTACCTTCAACAACGACAGTTGCGCCGTTGATGTAGATAGGGTCAGATTCTCTATAACCATCGCCAGTAACAGAAACAACAGCAGATGTGTAGTTCAAACCTTTGTTAGCGATGAAGATGTTATCAATAGTACCCTTAGAGTAGAATTGATTAGTCAAAGCTGACACAACAGGAATGTATTCATCAGTGTAAAACTTATTTCTAAGGTTAATTGGGATGTTATACATGAACTTCCAAACATAACCGTCGGAAGTCTTAATTGGTTCTAGTTGAGTACCAGTTGGCTTAACAGCAGAACGTGCGTTGTTGTTATTATCCAAACACTTGTACACGTTATAGTCGTCTGTCACAACATAGAAGTTAGCGTCTTCTAATTTCTGAGCGCCACTTGGAGCAATACCCATAGTGACTGCTAGAAGCGCACTGTTACCTGACGGTGAAACGATTGAGATGTCAGGAACTGATGTATAACCAGAACCACGGTTTGTAACAACTACACCTGCAACGGCACCACCCACGATTTCAGAAACTACGGCAGTTGCGCCAGTACCACCACCACCGCTGATTGTGATAACTGGATCCATAATGTCGATGTAACCAGTACCGCCAGAGATAACGTTCACGCCGATAATCTGATCTGTATACTGGTCATCGTACATATCATACACCACATCTGAAACCCACTCTTTACGTGGGACAACGAATGCAACGTCTGATGGACGAACTTCTTTAATCGTAATAATCTCATTACGAACATCGCGTTCATATTCATAACTGTCGACTGGAAGCGGTGGGTTATTTTCATCACCCCATTCCAAAGTTTTACCTAAGAAATAGTAGTATGATGATGAGCGTGTTACCACGTCTCTGAAAACGCCTTCTGCCAATGATTTGTACAGAATTGTTTTAACTAAGGATGTATTAGCCATATTTTTCTTTTATCCGTCCAGCCTAATTTACTCGATGTTCATAACAAAAAATGCTTGATTAGCTTACTGTAACTTTCCAAGTCACGGCAATAGTATCACCAGCTTGTTTGTTAACAACTGGGAACACAGTACGGCAAAGCATAGTACCGTTAACAGAAGCGTTGAAAATACCAGCTTCAGTAATAGCGCCAGTACCAGTACCTGCAGGGAATGTAGCAGTGTAAGTGATTGAGTTTTGTTCTTGAAGAGAACCGCTCAACAACACACGACCAGTTTGAGTACCCAACGCTGCGTCTTCAGAAGCAGGTGACGAAGTACCAGTACCGATAGCCATGTGAGACATAGCAACTGGAACGTTAGAATCAGTGGCAATCATCTTACCAGCGATATAAACTTTACCAGATTGAACCACCAAGTTTGGCACTGTAAACTGTTCAGTGATAGCGCCATCGATGTTTGTTTTTGTTACAGTAACTAGACCAGTAGCCTTGATACCGCTTTCTTGAAATTGTTGTTTCATTTTAACTCCTTTAATTTGACCAAGATGAAGGTCTTTCGTTTGCATAATGTTCTGCCGCAAATCCACCGTTATCATAAGGTTCCAAAGTCACATATCCTTCTTCTGGATATATGCCTGGCAGTGGATCAATAATTGTATTTAGGTCTAACATCCAAGCAGCTTCTTCAGTGACGTTCTGGAAGTCGGTTGTGTTTTTATAGAATAACTTTTTAGCGCCAGCGTCAATAACTGGCGTTGAATTCTCAAAATATTTAGATAGATTCTTAACAGAACCATCTTCGATCATAAAGACACGTTCAGTCTGACCTGTCGCGCCGACAACCTTAGTGAACACCTTAGTGGTGATCGGATCGGTCATTGTGATTATTTGTTCTTCGGCTTGTTTTACAAACACATAGCGTTGAATTGCGTCGATTGGATAGATATCCACTGAATCCAAAGACTTGATAGTCGAGTAAATGGTGCCAGAAATAACGACACCATTTTTATCAACCAAATAATCATCGTGAACTCTAGTAGTGTCATACAAAGTAACACCAAGAGATTTAACGAAGGCAGTAAGAGCAACAGCAAGATTGATCTTGTTATTGATAGAATACTCACCGAACATAGCCATACCAGAAGGGTGTAGCATTGAACGGACGATAGATGCATATGACTGTAATTGCTCGTCGATACGGATAACGTATGAGAACGCTTGGTAGTAATATGAGTCTTGGATAAACATTGAGTCATCCAAGAAGCCATCGTTAGTTTTATAGTATCCTGGGTATTTAGCGATTGGTCCAAGAGAAACGTTCAATAGCGCTGGGTTATCACCCAAAGTGTCTTTAGCGTCAACGAAGAACTGACGAGCAATCGTACCTACATATGCGCCGTCAGAATACTCAGATGACCAATAGTCACCGTAGTTTAGATAACCGCTTTCAGTAAAACCGCTTGTTTTGTCATTGTAGTCATAGCTGTAAATTGAACCAAGTACAACTTCAGCGATAGCGCCACTACCTGTATCTCCACCTTGTGGTACGATGTTAACAAACGCAGAAGTATAGTTTGAACCTGGATTGTCTATAACAATATCAACAACGGCACCATCGGAAATGATAGCATGAGCCGTGGCACCTGTACCGTTACCGCCGATTACAACGTCTGGTGGAACTAGATAACCAAAACCACCCGCTGTGATATCAACTTTACCAACGATATCTGGAACTAATGAATATGTTACAGCTACAGCTGTGCTGGTTTTTTTCTTAGTTGTAGTTGATACGGCAGATGAAGGTAATACTGTAAGCGAGAAATCAGTGTTATATCCTAGACCGAACTTGATCAAGTCGATGTTGATCAACCCGCCGTCAGCGTCAGTCTTTAGAACTTTGAACCAAATCGCAGTACCTTCACCAGAAGAAACTTGGAACACCTGTCCTGGTTTAAATTTTAAACCTTTGTTTTGAATCTTGACTTTAGCACTACACGGTAAAATCTGCCCTTGGAACGAAGATGCATACTTAACAACGTCACCAGAAACAATATCACCGTAAAACTTTCTGTCTAAGAATAGTTCATAAATACCAGCTGGCTCATCAAACACGATAACGTTTTCAATGTTAGCTGTGATACGAGAAATCTTTTGTGATCCTGGGACAACAGAAGTTCTGTAAATTTTCTTGGACGTTTGAATGTCTACAGTTTTACCGATAAGGCTTAGTGCGTCGCCAGCGTCAACTCTAACGAAAATAGAAACGTCTTGTTGCCAGCGACCGTCAGAAACTCTAAGCATCTGTTTACCTGGATAATCCATGTAAACGTCTTTACCGAACAACAATCTGAACAACAACTTATACGAAGCTTCAGAACCCTTGGCTAAGTACTGGTCTTTGATGTGCTTCATCAAATAACGTTCAGTATCGAAGTTGGCGTTTACTGGATAGTTGTGTGCAAGCTCAGCTTTGAAATACTGTAAGAAACTATCCAGTGTGTCGTCGATATCTCTAATCGTTGAAATGTCAACGCTAGAGTTATCCAGAAATTCATAGTATGCTTCAACGAACGCAACGAACGTTGGGTACTCGTCCCTGACGAACTCAGGGAGTTGTGAAGCTACTATGTTTGTTAATTTAGTTCTCATTATACTGATCTAATAGAAGTAAAGATATAATTCTTACCAGCTTGGTTTGAACCAGCAGCAGTTGTGTCGTTAATAACGTTCACTGTCAAATAGTCACGAGCGATTTGAACGATCTGATTATAAGCAGTAACAACGTCATATGATTCTGGTTTCAGAACAAGCTCGAAAGTTGCATCAGCTAGAGAAGTGATAATCAAGTTACGAATTTCCAAAGTACCTTTTTCATAGTTGACTGAACCAATAGTCGAATCAACGATAGTCTTATTTTGGTTCGCATCAAAGTAGAACAAGCGTAAGTTACCAACACCATCGTCGTCGATGTAGTGAACGTTAGCGGAGTTCGGAATATAAAAACCAGTAGATAGAACAGATTCGTCTGGAATAGCTGATCTATAGATCGGGTTAATCATATTCAACTTATACTCTGAAGATAAGTTGTATCGTGGAGTAAATTCACGGCGAACTAGAATCTTAGTTGTGTTGTTTACAATAGCTTGGTCAGCTTCGTCAACCAAACGTACCAATTGAGAGTAACGTAGCACACCGTCAAACTTTTTAAGGTTTAGATCGTCATACGCATAGATCTCGTCACGGATAATAGTTTCCAATTGAGCTGGAGTCTTATCAGAGATCTTAGAGTTGTAGTACGCAGTAACGCTAACTTGGACGTTGAAGTATTCAGGATCAACGAATTCAGGAGTAATCGAAACGATTGACTTTGGAGCAATAATGTTGTTACGGATAAAGTCTTTTTGTGTTTCAGTCAACTTGTTAGTGTCAGTTGGTTTAACACAAATAAACGTCTTACCATAAACAGGTGGATCGTTATCTTCACCACCCCAAACCACGATTGAGTCAGCTTGAGGGAAGTTCTTGTAGATCAACGACTTATAGTCTTCGGTTGTAACGGCTCTGTTCTGAGCGGCATACAAACGTGGAGCGTTGTATTTAATAGAATCAATATCTTCAGAAGAAGAACCACCAGCCGCAGCGGCTTGAGCAACTACAGTCAAACCAGAACCCAACACAGCGGAACCAGCATATGAGAATGTGTTAGAACCGTTCGGTGATTCAAGAGACGAAACGAAATATTCAAAGGTTAGATAGTTACCATCGATCGGCTTATATCCAACAACACCGTCGCCGAAGTATACTTCATAAACACCGTCGTCCAATTCTTTAACGAAATATGACTTAGTGTTAGCGTCTAGCGACGTCATTGATTCAGCTTTACTATACACAGTGAACGCATCATCAGTGGCAGTATCGCGGATTTTAACTTTTAGAGTTGACAAGTCAACGTTGGCGTTAGGGATAATATAACGCTGACCGTTGGCAATATAATAGCTGTATGTTAGCGGAGTACCTTCGATCAATTCAACGTTATTGAATGTATAGAAACCACCAGCAGATACCGTTGTAACGTCAGAAGTGTTATAGAATGTATATGATACACCGTCAATCGAAGTCAAGAATGGTTGACCTGACGGTAAGGTTACAACGTCTGGGTTATAAGTCGGCGCAGTAATTGTAGCGTTAACAATGGCTTTAGAACACACAGCAGAGTTTGGAGTATAACCTAGCATCTTAGCCAAGGAAACAACCGAAGCACGTTTAGACGCAGAATCCAAGAACATTTCGTTAACAGCTAAGTTTGTGTAGATGCTGTTATAGTGAGTGTTGTATGCAAGTAGATCTAGTAGGATCGAGAATGAAGATCCGTCGAAATCATAGTCTTGGAATGTATCTTGTGAACGAAGGAATTCCTTCAGATTAGACTTGATAACATCGAAGTCTAATTCGTTTACTTTAATTCTTTTAGTGATAGCCATTATCGTGTTCTTTCGAGTGCGAAATCTAGTGTGAGAGGTCTCTCTGTATTAACAATCTTAAATGTGATGTTAATATAAACCGAGTTATTATCTGGTGACGCAATTGCTTCAACGTCAAGTAAAACAACTCTAGGTTCAAAGTTTGAAATCAAATCAATGATTGCACGTCTAATCATCAGAGCCGTCATAGGTGTGATCAAATCAAATAACAACTCTCTAACAGGAGAACCAATTTCGCTATGAAACGGGCGCTCAAAGTTTCTTGTTAGGATTAAATTCTTCAACGAGTGCTTGACTGCTGCCTCATCCACACGCCTTACAAGATCTCTCGTTACAGGGTGTGGTGTGAAGTTTAGGTCAATGTCCGAGAAATTTCTTGTATTACGTGCCATATGTTATATTTATTCTATTCTTAAAACGATTATTGTAAACTTCAACATTATTTACTGCTCGGCGGAATACTGTTGACCAAATAGAAACCATTCGGGATACCGTTAGAGTTACGGTTGTAAACCTTATCATTGACCATAGTGAACGCCATTTTACGGTTGTTGTTTTTACGATAAGACATATGCATCCATACAGAGCTTGGGTGTCTATATTCCAAGATCAATTGATCATAGTTAATAGAGCGCTCAACCTTTTGAATCATCTCAAAAGTCTTGGAAGCCTTATCTGGATCAATCAAACCGATATCAATACAGTGACCTTTACAGTGATCTGACGATGGAGATTCAAACGGAACCACACCCTTCAATCTATAACCTGATGTGATAACCCATTGTCTGTTATATCCAGATATTCCACCTGGCAATAGGTCAATGATCGGTTCGAGAATGTTATTTGCAGTTTCGGCTAGGTTAGCCACAATTTCTTGAACTGTGTATAGACGCTCACCAGCAGAGCTACCCTGAGGTTTCAACATCTGTGGAGTTAGTTTATGTTTACCACCGACGCCACCTGCGATCATCATACCAAGAGTGATGTTTCGAGATAAACGATAATCGTTGGTAAAGTCTTTAGTTGTTAGGATCAAGCTAGTATCAACGTCTTTCTGTACACCAGTTCCACCTGAAGTTGAAGCGCCGATTTCGTCTGCCTTTGCAGGCTGAGCACCCTCAACACCTTCAGTTCTAACAGTGCCAGAAATAACAGCGCGACCTTCAGGAGTATCCCAGTCTTCTGGAGTTTCAATAATAGCTCTAGTTTCAAACTGACGCTCTGGTTGAACGTGATATTTGATATTTGAGTTTATAGGGTTTCCAGATTCTGGAGGTGTTAGTTGTACATCAACAGAACCTTCAGCGCCAGCGGCAGTTGCGGCAGCTCCAGTTCCAAGGTTGTATGTAGAATAATCAACGTTCATCGCGCCAGCTGATTTGATATCCATGACACCAGTCGAGTACTGTTTCAGTGTTCCAGTTTTAACGTTCATTGAACCAGAAGCTTCTTGGTTTACGTTGGCAGCTTTCACGTTAACTGAACTTGATTCAACGTTATGTGTACCTTCTGACTTGTTAAAGATGTTAGCACCTTGAATACTGATATCACCCACAGCTTTAATCTTTAGGTCACCGCCGACAGCTAGAGTTGTGTCAAGGGCTGAACCAATTGATAAGTTATTACCAACTGTTACTGTAGCGTTCTGCTCAACTTTAATGTTAGCGTCTGTTCTAGCAAAGATGTTAGTATTACCGTCAACTGTGATGTTACATTCACCCGCGACACGAATACAACCGTTACTTTCCATAAGGACAAAGTTATCACCGACGATGTAATTTACTTGAGTGCCGTTGGCGTCAATTTCTGTAAATGTACCAGAACGGTGATATGTTTGAATACGCTCTTGACCAGGAGTGTCATCGAACTCTTGAACGTGTCCACCTTCTGTTTCAAAAACTTTGTTGAACGGGTACTTTGCACCGTATGGAGCAAGAGGTTGATCCCATGTTCCACCGTTAGCTTTTGGAACGTTCAATACACGAGATGAGTCTTTGATACCTACGATTGTACCTTCAATAACACCACGGGCTAGTCTATTAACATCTGATTCGCCGATGTAGTCTTTTAAAGGGTATTTGTTGTTTGGGTCTCTGAAACCGATCGAGAATGATCCAGAAGTAATAGACTTGTCTGATGGTCCAGGTTGATCGCTGGAGAACGCAGACGGTTCACCAGCGGCAGGTGCGCCAGCGTCTTTCTGAACAGAACCAGCAACTTGTTCGCCGTAAAAATATTGATAGAATGATAATTTTCTAGCGGCGATATCTGGAGAGTTTACACCGACTGCTTTCTTAGCAGCCAAGAAATAATCTGGAGATGAGTTTGGATTGATACCCTTTGGTACACGATCCTTGATATACAGAGCTGCGATTAAAGCAGAAGTATTAAGGTCAGCATCCAACGAGTCTGGATCGTTAATCAAATCAATAGCCACGCCGTATGATTTAGCCATGTCATTGTAACGCTTGTAGTTCGAGTAACCAGTCAACTGGATAAAACCTCGACCATAATACTTACCACCCATAGCGTCAGTTGTGTGTCCGAAGAATCCCTTACCACGTTTTGTTGGACCATAAGCCCACGAGAAAAATTCCTCACGTGTCACACCCTTTTTAGAAGCATTGGAATACTTCTCGACATCTTCGTCTGTAGCAAATGAATAGATAGCTTTCAGTCTAGCTGGAGAATAGTTATAATCTTCTTTAGTTGGATGCCATTGAGACTCACCGCCAGCGATAGCCAGCAAGGAGCACTTTTGTTCTCTTGTAGTCAAACCAACTTTATCACATGCAGCGATAAGAGCCTTAATACCTTCAGACGCTTTTGTTTGAATTGACTTATAAGCTGGAGGCGGAATTGTTGGGATTGCGTTGTTAGCTGCCGTGGGTTTTACTGGTTCAGACTTTTCAGCGACTTGAGAAGCTGTAACTAGAGTTTTAGATTCAATAACAGCGGATGTGTTATCCGCTGGAGGTTTAAACTCTATGATGTTCTCACCGAAATCACGAACAACCGTTGATATTGTAATCTGAGTACCGCTGTCGATAGAAACGATAGTTGTACCGTCATCAATACCATAACCAAACACACGCATGTTGGCTTGTAGTTTAGAAGTTAAGTCTCCACGTCCAGAGTTTGGATCATAGAACGATATCTTGTTACCGCTAACTGGTCCTTTGATACTTCTAAGAGATACTTCCTTTTCAACCTGAGATGCATTGATCGGACCAGAGTCATCGAAGTCAATAGGTACTGGTTCTGTGGCAATACCGCCAACAGAGCCCATGATAATACCCTGCTGCATCGTGTCGTCTAGATAAGTGACAACAACTGAAGTTCCTTCTACTGGTCCAATTGGAGTATGTCCGATACCGTTCATCGCAGCTGAAATAGTTGGTTGCATAGTAGCGCACCAAGGTAGATCAGATGTTGGTAATAAGTTTTTATCGTGAGTGTGTAGACCAACTACACGTACTTGACAACGACCTAACTCAAGAGGGTCGCTTCGGTTCTCAACAATACCAAAGTAAATATTCATTATCAAATATCCTTAACAGTAGAATCTTTTATCAACTCCATAGAGCACTCATGACCCTCTGAAGAAATTGTGTGGTTAATAGCAGCGATCAAATACTTACCAGAAAGAATCTTATCTTTCAAATCTTGAGCAGTATCTGACTTATAAACTGGACGGTTCTGGACCATATAGACTTCAACAACCATGCCAACAGTATAGTCACAACGTCCTGGAACTTTGATCGTCATCTTTTGGGCTTCAGCCATCTTCAAGAATGAAGTACGTTCTTGAACGATACGAGCGTTAGTTGTATCACCGAAACTGGTAAAAGTTTCAAAAGCGCGAGGGAAGTTAATCAAGCGAGCGCTGGGTCGCTGAACAGCCTTATCTGTGAACAGTGGATTCTTATTCAAGTGAACTTGAGAATCAAAGCGGTTGTAAGCGTTATAGTTTTTAGCAGTATACGTCTTCTTTGTTGAGTCGTATGAAATCAATCTAGATGCCATCATACCAGAACGTAATCTATCCATGTAGTCATAAGACTCTGGAATATCATACGAATCTATACGCTTGTAGTCTTCCATGATGTTCAGCGAGTTACCGCCCAATGGAAAGTCATCACGAGTATATCGGTCATACGTGAACTTTTGAACTGGATCACCCTGATATAGTTTTTCAAGAGATCTAAAGTTAAAACCATCTCTGTTTTCAAAAAACAAAAACGATGGAGATTGAGATTCTGAAATTGAGTTCTCTGATAAGAACGTTAGGTTTTTAACAGGTGACCAAAAGTTTGAAATGTATTTAATAGTGTTACGTGTGTTCTCAACAACGAACTGCTTATTACTTTCCAAGCCATCTTGTTTGTCTAAAACAAAAGTACCAACAATGTCTGAAATTTTACCAGAAAAAACCTTACTGATTTTCTTATTGATATCAACTAAAGACTCAACGGAAATAAAGTTCAACTCATAGGCTACGGATCTATCACCGAGTCTAGTTTTATCGCTCATCTTGTATATGTGAAAGACGCCGTCGATAAAACCACGGGGTAATGTTGGCGTTGAAACTCTTAACTGTAAATATTCCTCACCGATTAGCGGGAATAAGTTAGACAAGTCCAAAGTATCTTTTAAAACCAAAGAACCAGAAATAAATGGCGAGAAGATGTCTTCAAATACTTGTAGTTGAAGTAGTTGACCTGTGATGTCTTGATACACACCACGTGATGACGTGATGACAGCCTTCTCGATGTTTACATCGCCAGCAAAGCGTAAAAAATTCGCAGGATTATACATTAGTTCAAGAACTCTTCATAGTTTTTAACAACTGTCTCTAGTAGCGTCGGTGAGATCAATCTGATTCGACGTTTGATGTCATTCTTCAAACGCTCTTCATAGTCTCCGCTGAGTGGGATTGCTCCTTGGAAATCTCCATTAACCGTCATTCCTTGAGCGTTCACAAATCTAACTGGATTTCGTTCACGACCTTCAGTGTCAGCGTAAATTCTAATTTTGCCGACACCAGCGTCTTCAGTACCTTCCCCGAAATTTGTAATTGGACCAAACAATGGTTGTTCAACATACGGGAAATAAAACCTTTGAGCATTAACATCCAAACCAAGTTCATCTTGGGGGAATTGGATAACCTTCACAAAAGTTTTTGTTGGATCATATAATGTAATTTTAACAGGAGCTGTTAGATATACGGCATCGAACGGTTTATCAGAACCACCAGTAATTTTTATATAGATATACACCTTACCGTTTGTAGGGTTTCGTTCCCAGTACCAGTCATCAGAATATAGAGTTGGATTATACAACGTCTTGATGTGTTTCTGTAGAGTTGTTTCCTGCATAGGGAAGTCTGAGATATAATCATACTTATCATTGGCTAACATAACAACCCAGTGATACTCTGCTGAACCATAAACCTTTTCGGCGATGATTTCTGGAGTCTCACCGTCGATGATATCATACTCATCGTACAAAGAAATGTTTCGCAGGATCTCTTTTCTGAAACGAACGTTTCGTGTGATGTCTTTAACAGCTGAGGTTTTTACAACCCCATTCCCATAATTAAAGTCATATAAAAATGTTGGAAAGTTTTTGAAGTACATTATAGACCACCCTCAACAGTTTCTTTGGATAGAAGCTGAAGTTCTTTAAAGCCTAGAGATACGTTAATCTGTGTAGGCATACCGTTTGCGAATGTAGAATAAGATCCATTCGGTGTATAGTTGACGTTCATTTCTTCCAACACACAAGAAGTATGACGGTGAAGGTTCAAGTTCTCTGAACCACCGCTGTAGTAAATAATGTCAAATTCTGAAGGGTAGATATACACATAGTTTAATTTACTCTTAAACTCTGGGTGCATATGAACTTTAAATTCTTGGATAATGTTCAGAACGTTTTGAGCTTCAACTTCATCTCTAGGGAAGAATTGATAATCAAACGTAAACTTACGGAAGTCAACGCCACGGAAAGTTTGTTCTTTCTTAGGGTTAGATGCGATACCCAAAGCGGCGGAAGCAGCGCCTGAGTTCGGCATCTTTTGAAGTGCAGCAGCAGCGGCACCCTCGCGGGCGATAGATCCTAGTCTGTTGATAGCACCTTGACGGGCTGTAGCTGCTTGAATAGCATCAGCCATACCTTGAACTGCTGCTGTGTCTTCTTCAGACCATTGCATACCGTAACGTACAGACAGTTGATTAGGTACGTGTAGAGCAATAGCAGTTTTTAGTCTACGTTGAGAACGAGCTGCGTCTGGAGCTAATGTACCAACAGCCATAACACCGACTGCGGCACCAGCGGCATCGGCGATAGTTTCACGACCACCAGAAAGCTGAGACAATTTACTTGGGGTTTCTGTGCCTTTTTTACCAGTCCCTGGGGCATATCCCTGTTTAATAACTTTTGAGATACCACCGCCTAAACCACCTAAAATTTGAGTTGCAGCGTTCGCGCCAGCCAATGTGGCAACGTTCATGTTCTTAGCGATCAAGCTACCACGCAAGCGTTTCTCAATAGTTGGATCAAGTTCAACTGTGTTGTCTTTAATATTCAAACGAGATTCTTGGGCAACGTTGATATAAAACACAACATAGTTGCCACCGTATACTTCACTCAATACATCCTTGGGGTATGAGTGTTGGCTTACAGCATATTTGTTGGCATTGAATCCAGACACAGATCTAGCCATGGAAGCCTCGCGTGGAGCGAGGGTGGCTTTATTGAGGTCAGCAACGGCTTTTTTAGCCTTGTTTGAGACATCGTTTGCGAGGTTTATTCCAGACTGGAGGAAGTCCATTGTTTATCCTAAATAGAATGTTATTGTATCTCATACTATTTATGTTCCATAAAAGAAAGTTCATCCCAACTAACCCAGAAAAATATGCAGGTGATGCAAGTAATATCATCATGCGTTCTAGCTGGGAGACCAGATTCGCCAACTGGTGTGACAAAAATCCATCCATTATAAAGTGGAGTTCAGAAGAAACAGTCGTGCCCTATATATGCCCGACCGATAACAAGTATCACCGTTATTTCATTGATTTTAAGATACAAGTTCAGCAAAAAGACGGCTTACTGAAAACCTATCTCATCGAGGTTAAACCAGCTAAACAGACGATCCCGCCAGTATTTCCTGGGAAGCGTACAAAGAAGTTTCTCATGGAATCATATGCTTTCATGAAGAATCAGGCTAAATGGCACGCAGCTGATAACTACGCCAAGGATCGCGGATACATCTTTAAAATCATCACAGAGAAAGAACTTGGGCTATAACACCTAAATAGTATTATGCCATTGATGCTACGCCAAAATAAAACTGCAGCTCAAATCGCCATGATGGACGTATTTGAGAAGAACAAGTACGACTTAAATACTTCGTTCCGTAAGTCCAAGGCGTGGTATGAACAGCAAATGGTTTTATTGATGAAACAGGGTATTATGCCTTGGAACGTCATGAAGGGTAACCCAGCGCAGTTAACAACAAAGTTGATGCCTGGTAAAATGTATATGTTCGCATATGACCCTTTGTACAAACAAGAATTACCATACTTTGACCGTTTTCCATGCGTTCTACTATACAAGCGTTCCATGACAGGTTTCAGTGGATTGAACTTCCACTACCTACCATACCAAATGCGAGTACAACTACTGTACCGTTTGATGCAGTATAAGACAAACGCTAAGATGGACGAAAACACTCGTATCCGCTTCACATGGGAAGCTATTAAGGGTGTGTCTAAATTCGCTGCAGCTGTGCCAGCGTTTCATAATTATAACTTCGCAGGTCTTCGTTCTTCATTTAGAGAAATAAGATCATATGACTGGACAACTGCAGTAATGTTACCAGTTGAACAGTTCGTCAAGAAAGCCGATGATAGAATTTGGGACAAATCTCGTCAAATGGTTAACAGGATTACTAAATGAGTAATAGACAAAAAGACTTTATCGCAGAAATTAAGACGCAAGGTTTAGCTAGAACAAACCGATTCGCGGTTTCGCTTACACCTCCTGGTTCAACTCCAGCCGTCATTCGAAAGACTTTACTTTTCTGCGAACAGGCTACACTTCCTGGCATTAACTACGCAACTGTACAAAACAGAACATACGGTGAACTACGCGAGTTACCATACGACAAGTTATACGATACAACAACCCTAACATTCCACGTTGATCGTGATATGACTGTTAAGAAGATGTTCGATGACTGGATGCAATATATCCAAAACCCAATTACACGCTCGTTTAGCTACTATGATAATTATATCACAGATATGACTATCGAGATTCAAGACTTGGAAGACAAAGCTACATATCAAGTACAGCTATTCGAATGCTATCCGAAAGCTGTCAGCGCTATTAACCTGAACGCTGAAGCTAAAGACACTATGCGCTTGAGCGTTACATTCCAATACAAATATTGGTCATCTAACTTGTTAGCTGAAACGGCTAATGGACAAAAAGTTACCAAAGATGGCTTTAATAAGTATATCAGCGACTTTAGCGGATTCCAAGAAATGATGCGTAAAGGCTTGGGCGAGCGTGGCGGTGGTATTGTTACTGGCGCAGTGGGTCAATTGGCTCAACGTTCATTCTCTCAAGTAACTTCGCGAATTCCTGCTATTAGATTTTAATTAACCTGAGATAACTATGAACACTGATGAATCTTTGTCAAAAGTTTTTGATATAGACTTTCAAGAAGTTGTTGAAGCGCCAGTAACTGTTTTACCAGCTACCATAACTTCACCGACTTCCGATAAGATAGAAGACGACTACGATAAAAGTCGCGCAAACCTACACGCTTTATTGTTGAGCGGTCAAGCTGCATTAGAGCACGCCTTGTCTGTAGCAAAACAATCTGAACATCCCCGAGCTTTCGAAGTCGTCGGTAATCTGATTAAACAGTTAGCCGATGTCAACCAACAGCTAATGGACATTCATAACCAAAAGAGAAAACTGGAAGAGCCAGGCAAGGCTGCCCAGAAAAACGTTACTAACAACTCCATCTTTGTTGGTAGTACCGCTGAATTGAACAAGATGATTAAGAAAATGCAAGGAGCATAATATGGCTTTACCAATGATGAATATGCCAACGTTTAACCTTAAAGTGCCATCAAGTGGTAAAACGGTTAGATATCGTCCATTCCTAGTTAAGGACGAAAAAGCGTTGATGATCGCGCAGCAAACTGAAGATGTACAAGTTATGGTTGAAACCTTAAAGGGTGTAATCAAGTCTTGCGTGTTGGATCAAATCGACGTTGAGACACTAGCTACATTCGACATCGAATATATGTTTACACAAATTCGTGCAAAGTCTGTAGGTGAAACTATCGAACTTCTGTTCTCGTGCGATAACGATCACGGAGAACAAAACGATAAAGCCAAGTCCAAATTGACTATTGACTTATCAGCCCTGTCAGTGTCTAAGCCAGAAGGGCACACTAACCGAATTGAACTATTCGGCGATGTTGGTGTTGTAATGAAATATCCAACTATCAATACAACTAAGAAACTAGGCGACAACGCTGATGACCTAGATAACATCTTTGAGGTTGTAGCTGAATCAATTGACTGTATTTATCAAGGTGAAGAAATTTACTATGCTAAAGAACAAAAGATTGAAGAGCTTCTTCAGTTCTTAAACAACTTAACCACAGACCAGTTTATGAAGATTCAAAAGTTTTTTGAAACTATGCCTAAACTATCCACTCAAGTTGAGTATACTTGCCCAATCTGTAATAAACATCACAAGAAGACGCTAGAGGGTCTTCAAAGTTTTTTTTAATAAACCTTTGTCATGAGTCGTTAGGGAATTACTACAAAATGAACTTTGCTTTGATGCAATATCATAAATATTCCCTGACGGAACTGGAAAATATGTTACCCTTTGAACGTGAGATTTATGTACATATGTTGATTCAGTATTTGGAAGAAGAAAAACAACGAGTAGAATCTAAAAAGAGAATGTAATATATGGCATTAGTCACCACCCAATCAAAACCATTTCTACAGCTAGTTGATCTGCAACAGCAATCACTGGACGCCCTTAATAAGATTAAGGATAGCGTCACGTTATCTGCAGAACAACAAAACGCTGATACTCAACGTCAATCCCTTGAGCAATTAAGAAAGATTCTAGACGTTCAGCAAGACCAGTTCAAAATGGCTAAGAAGACTACTGCGGATATGACTACGCAGATGACTTCTATGAACGAGAAAATGAAGAAGTGGAAAACTTGGGGTGATAAAGCTCGTGATTTAAAGCAAGGTATTAGTGATAAGTTTGATCCTTCCAATATCAAAGACGCATTACTGAAAGCCGTGAACGTTGGCGGTATGATGAATCAAAAGATTCAAGCCAACGATTACATGAAGCGTCAAAAGGATCTAGGCTTAGACAAAGGTAGAACTTCAAAAGAACTAAAATCTGATGCAGTCAATTATGCGTCACAGCAACGTGAAGCTATGTTGGCTCAACAGAAGATTGACAGGCTAAAAGCTAGAGGTTCTTCAGAAGATGAAATTAAAAACTCACCAGTTGGTAAGAAACTATACCAACAACGCGAAGCTGCAGCAAGTAATGTCAAGTCATTAGACGCTGGTAATAAGATGGGTGGAAACGTATCGAATACGTCAGATTCTTTAGTTAAGACGCCGTCTGATAAAGGTCAAGTTGCACAATCAACAACTGACGTTCTAGCTGAACAGCAAGTTTCCAAAGAAAACCAAATGGAGTCTCTTCGCGTACTGGGCGATCAGACTAACCTATTACAACAAATCGCTCAAAACACAGCTTTGATGGCTGGTAACAAACCTGCATCAGCTGGCGGTGGAGAAGATTCTGGCGGTGGTGGTTTAATGGCAGGTATTGCCACTGGTATGAAAGCCCTAGGATCAGGGTTCGCTGGTTTGGGTAAGGGATTGGGTAAGGGATTGAGAACAGCTCTAACTGGTTTGGCTGAAGGTTTAGCAGCGTTGGTTGTTCCAGCCACATTGCTGATTCCAGCAATGCTGTCTTTAGGTGCCGCTTTGAACTTAGCAGCTCCCGCATTCACCGCTTTGGCGCCAGTTGTTATTAAACTAGCTGACGTATTCGGTAACATCTTCATGAAAGCTCTTCAAATGCTTCCAGATG